TTCTATATGTCTATATATCGCTGCGCAAATGATACGCGAAATGGAGCATAATTCGGTTAATCCATAGTCCGAAGCGAGGGTGCAGCGAATGTCTTAAAAGGTCATGGCGCAATGTCGGAATCGAATGCCGGCCACCCACTAATAAAAATAAGGACTATGGAAATCTTTATGAACAAGAAATGTATAACATTCAAAGAGTTGGTTGACAATGATAATCCTATTATCAGTAAACCTACTTATGATAAGTTATCACGCACCAATAAGATACAGGTAATTCTGCACGGTGGTGGTGGTCATCCGGCATTGATATCATACGACAGTTTGCCGGATCATATACGTACAGCTTATGATAAGCTATATCCTAATGCCGATAAAGAGATACAAAATAAAATGATGAGAGATACATTGATTACAGACGCAAAAGCTGTTGTTTATTATAGAGACAAAGCAGTAGATCGCAACGGTAACAACCTGCCGGACACAGTGCAGAGAGAGTGCGTATTGAACGCTGAAGTTATGAATGCTATGCGCAAAGCTGAAGTGGATGCAAAGGCTCTGCATGCGAAGAGCGGTTATAATCGCCCTTCGCTTTGCAAGGAGATCGTAATCGGAACTTGCGAAAAATTAAGAGAAATATTTGGTCATACACTTCCTGGCTCGGAACAGAGATTGATACAGAAATACAATCAGTACAAGAAATTCGGATATAAAGTGCTTATAAAAGGCTATTGCGGCAATAAAAATAGTAGTAAAATAACAGCAGTAGAGGGGCGTTTATTACTACGTTTGAAACGTAGCAAACTTCCCATATATACAGACTCTCAAATTTTTGAAGAGTTTAATAAAACAGCTGAACAACATGGTTATAACGTCATTAAATCTGTAAATACGTTACATAATTATCTGTATAGTCCAGAAGTAGAGCCATTATGGCATGCGGCCGTATATGGCATGCAGAGTTTCAAATCTAAATACTCATCACAAATGTCGACGGAGCTCCCACAAATGAGAGATACGTTGTGGTATAGCGATGGTACGAAGCTGAACTTATATTACAAAGATGAGAGAGGGAAGATGTGTACAACCTCTGTATATGAGGTGTGCGATGCTTATTCGGAGGTTTTACTTGGATATGACATTGCACCGGGTGAAACATTCGACTCTCAATATCGGGCCTTTCGAATGGCTGTTGAGACAGCTGGTGTAAGGCCTTTTGAAATCGTGAATGATAATCAAGGCGGGCACAGAAAATTGTCCGCTCAAGGTTTTTTTGACAAAATAGCTTTACTTCATAGGCCCACGATGCCATACAACGGGCAGTCTAAAACAATTGAATCTATTTTCGGACGTTTCCAGGCCCAAATTCTGCATAAAATTTGGTACTTCACTGGACAAAACGTGACAACAACAAAGAAAAATTCGCATCCAAACATAGAATTTATAGAAGCTAATGCTTATGCATTGCCTTCTTTTGATGAATTAAAAGAGATATATCGCAAATGTCGTGCGGAATGGAACACTTCGGAGCATCCAAAAACGGGAATATCACGTCTCGAAATGTACAAACTGTCTACAAATACGGAAACAAAAGCAATTGATCAGGCGGATATGATACAAATGTTTTGGCTGACGTCACAAAAAGCGGTTGAATATACGAATAAGGGACTTAGAATAGAGATAAACAAACAGGTTTTTGACTATGATGTCTATGCTATCAACGGCTTACGTGATGAGAGATGGGCGCTTCATAATACGAAGCGTAGATTTCGCGTGATGTATGATCCAATGGATATGACTAAAGTCGAATTGTATGAAGAGACGTCGACAGGATTTAGATATAGCGCTACGGCTACTCCGAAAGTAACGATACATCGTGCTACGCAAGAGCGGACAACATCGGAAACTGAATTTATGCGACGTACAATTTCGCAAAACAAAGAAACGATGGCTGCCGTTCATCTTGAGACGGAAGATTTTGACATAAAAGAGGCTATTGCTGCTGAATTATTCGGCCTGAATACTCCGAAGCCGAAGAATATTTCTAAAAAAGATATGACAAAATTCAGAGAGAAATACGATAATGGGTTGCTCACATCGCCAGTTTCGATACCTGTCACATCTGAAAACGAAACAGGCTATGATTCGATTGGAGAGTTTACAAAAGAAATATCAAATTTGACCTTTGATGAAATTTCTTGCCTTAATAAAATTTGATAAATGCTATTTAAACATTGATTAATAACTTTTAAAAACAGAGATATGAAAAATTTTACAACTCAGGAGAAAGATGCGATCCGTGATGCGCTGAATGCTTATTGCCTTAATTATATAAGCCGAAATCAGGCGATAAATAGTTTGCATGGAATTAGTGCAGCAACTGCAAGTGCAGTGCTGAACAGCAATTATGATAAAATAAGCAATGAAATGTTTGTCAACATAGCAACGCAAGTTGGCTATACATTCGACAAATGGCAGATACATGAAAGTGTTAATTATAAGGAGATGGAATTTGCATTATCAGATGCGCAGATGTACAAAAATGTAACGTGGGTAGTAGGTGATGCAGGATGCGGAAAGACAACGGCAGCAATAGAGTTCAAGCGCACTCATCGCAATGTGTTCTATATTCTATGCTCTGAGGACATGCATAAATTTGATTTTGTAAGAGACATTGCAAAGCAGGTAGGCATATCTACTGATGGATCACGACTTCGCGATATGCTTACAGATGCAGTTAACAAGATTGCTCAACTCGACAATCCTATTTTGATTTTTGACGAAGGTGATAAGCTGTCAGACACAGTGTTTAATTATTTTATTTCAATTTATAATCGCTTGGATGGAAAGTCAGGTATCATATTTTTTTCTACTGATTATATCAAAAATAGAATGAGTAACGGCCTGCATTATAATAAGAAGGGATATTCAGAGATAAACAGTCGCATCGGACGTCGTTTTTTCGAAGTTAGTCATACAACACAGAACGATATATATGCTATTTGTAAAGCTAATGGGTTGACCGATCCAGCGGAAATAAAGAAAGTAATACGAGATGCAGAGGAAAGTGACAACGATCTGCGACGTGTGAAGAAATCAATTCACGCGCACAAACGTATCATTGACGCGAAAAAGAAGAACTAATGACGAACGACAAAAGCATACAGCGTGCAGCGCATAGCGTTAGAGAGCTTCAGCAGATGAAGTTCGAAGTCTTCCCCTTTGACGGGGATTGGCTGAAAGCTTTTGACCGCCCGGAACGTCGAGGCGTATGGCTTGTTTGGGGTAACTCCGGCAATGGTAAAACATCATTTGTGATGTCGCTTTGTAAATATCTATGCCAGTTTGGTCGTGTAGCTTATGACAGTCTTGAAGAAGGCACCTCTCTGACAATGATACGTACGCTCGAGCGCTTCCAAATGATGGATGTTAATAATCGCTTTCTACTTATAAATAATGAGTGCATGGAAGCTCTAAACGATCGCTTGCATAAACGTAAATCACCTGACATTGTAGTTATAGACTCTTTTCAATACACACAAATGAATTTTGCGAGCTACAAAAAATTTAGAGAGAATAATATGAAAAAGCTGATTATAATTATAAGTCATTCGGATGGAAAGCTTCCAGCCGGTCGCTCGGCTCGTTCAGTAATGTTCAACGCCGACCTGAAAATATATGTTGAGGGCTATCGTGCTTTTAGCAAGGGACGTTATATCGGGGCACGCAAGTATTATGATATATGGCCGGAAGAGGCGGAAAAATATTGGGGAAATAAACTTTAAAATAATAAATATGATGAAAAAAACTGATAACAAAATGATTACACCTGCGCAAATCAAAGCGCTACAAGCATGTTTTTGCAAAACTGGATATGATGCAGATGATAGACATCATTATATCTATCAAATCACGGACGGACGAACGAAGAGTACAACCGGACTAACTTTCAACGAAGCAAGTGACCTGCTTAAAAAATTCAATATCGGAAATGATAATGCTTCGACTAAAATAATAATGGCGACTAAGCGTACACTTGCAGCGATTTATAAACTTTCACTTCATATATCATTCTTAAACGCAGCTTATGATACACGCGATGAGGCTACTTATCGCATGAATCTCGCTAAAATAAACAAATTTTGTACAGAAAAAAGCAGATATCGCAAGCCTTTGACACGAATGAATAAAGGTGAGATTGATGAAATAAAAAGACAATTTGAAGCAATCGCAAGAAAGGAATCAAAAGTAGAAAGCGATGAATAAAGATTATATAAAAGTAATACTATTCCTTGTTGCTTTTGCAATAATCACATTTTGCTTAAATATTATAATTGTATATATTTTTTGCTAACATATAAATAACAATGATAGACATATATAAATTGATAGAGGATATGCAGGCGGATCGTAATAAAAAGAGAATTATATCTGCCGGAGTTCCTTTTAACGACCTTAAAAGTGAGCTTATGGCACGGGCAGATGCGGAGATTATGGCACTAATAGATTCCGGAGCAATCGGGATATATGATACATTGAATTCTACGGCAGTATTTATAAATAAAAAAGGGAATAAATGAAAACATTAAACATTTTACGTACAACTTTCGGCCTGAAAAATACCGAAGATTTGGGAAATAGATTTTCCCCGATTGAATTGAAAAATATACAAGATGCAATGATTGATTATGCAGCTGATAAATGCAAGGAGCAACGTAAGATATGTCAATTTGATTATGAAGCAGCACATGACAATCAAAGTAATTTTGATGATAGCTTAGCTATAATGTATGATACTAAGCAATTGATGGATAGTGAAAGCCCTGATTTTGATTAGCCTAACAATATCATATTATGAGCAAAAAAGTAGATATGATAACGATCTCTCCGGAACGTGATTGTAGAGAAGAGGGATTTCGTATAACAGGTTATGAATGCCCTAATTGTCACGGCATGGGGCATGTGCAAAATGGTTTAGACTTTGAAAATCCGTATATAGAATGCGGTTTCTGCAACGGATCAGGTAAGGTTACAGCAGAAGTATCAATCTTTTGGAGATCAGAAAATAAATAATAGAATAAAATATTAATGAGATGTATGAAATTAAAAGAGACGAAGAATCGATTAATGCTCTATTGAATGAATGTTTAGCCCGGGGAGACCGGAGAGATGGAGCAACGGAATTTTCAGGAATGACCTACGAACAAGGTATAATAGCTGCAATTGATTGGTTAACAGGTACTATTAATGAAAATCCTTTGGATGAATAATAATATAAAATTTTAAAAAATGAAGAAAAATGAGACAGTAGAAGCGTGGTTTGAATGTAAAGTCATCTACGACAAGACAATGGAAAATGGGATGAAAAAGACAGTAACAGAGCTCTATCTTGTTCAATCCTGTGATTTCAATTCCGCAGAATCACGGATAATTGAAGAAATAGCGCCGTTTATCTCTGGAGAATTCATTGTATCCAGTATACGACGTGTGAAATTGAGCAAACTTTTCCCCAGTCAGGAAGAAGCTGCCTACAAATGGTACAAAGGTAAACTGCTATTTATAACACTTGATGAGAAGAGCGGGGCCGAAAAAAAGACCGCTGCCATGATGCTCGTTCAGGCCGACGACTTGCGCAATGCCGTAAAAAATTTGGAAGAGGGCATGAAAGGTACCATGGCTGATTATCAAATAGCATCGGTTTCAGAGATAAATATATTTGATGTTTATTTTTTAAAAATTGAAGAAAATGAAAGTAACTAAAGTAGAAATCCCGCAAGAAGAGCTTGCGGAATACAGGGAGTTTCAGCGTGCTAATAAATTGAAAAAAGAGAAGCTTGCTAAAGAAATAGCAATGAAAGATTATAAAGAGATGGTTAATTCAGAAATTAACGAATCAGCCCCATTTCTCTTGAAACTTTCTGATGAAATTATGGCTGCTAAAAAAAAGGTTTTTGACAATTTCAAGGCGGTCCTCGAACTTAAAAGTAGTGTCCTTCATCTCACAAAATCGAATCAGAGATCACATACATTTACGAATACGCAAGGTACCTTGCGGATTACTTTAGGGAGATATACAAAAGATGATTATGATGACACGGCGGACGATGGAATAAATAAGGTTCAGGAGTATATACAATCGCTTGCGAGCGATGAAAAGACGAAGTCGCTTGTATCAATGGTTCTAAGGTTACTTGCACGTGATCAAGCTGGAGCTTTAAAAGCGAGCCGCGTATTGCAACTTCGAAAGATGGCAAATGATAGCGGTAACAAACTGTTTATAGAGGGTGTTGAGCTCATCGAAAATTCTTATCAACCGACTCTATCGAAATCATATATAAAGGTTGAAACTAAATCGGAAGATGGCGCATGGAAGGCTGTGCCGCTTGGTATGACTGAAGCTTAAAAGCTAAAAATAATCAATAATAAGAAGGCATACAATGTGAACATTGTATGCCTTCTTTTGTCACTAAATTCGACTGCACGAGCTTGTAAATCAATGACATAGTCGTTTTTTTTATTAAAAATTTGATAAATAGGAATTTTTTTTTATCTTTGTTGAAATAATAAAATGGCGAAAAAATGGTAACAAAATACGCACAACGAAAAAGGATAAAGCTGCATGGCGTTAGCTATGCACAACGGGTTATCGACATTAATGCTATTTACGATGAGCATTGTCATTCCGGTTTATCCAATCGCGAAATTTTGCGGCAATTCATTTGGCCGCAATATCATATTTGTGAAAAAACATTCTACAATATTATTAATGCTTCGGCTGATGATGCCCTCGCGACGAAATACAATGCCGCTACGGCTCAGCTGGACTTGTTCAGCCCGTCATTATAAGCTCCATTTCAAAGCTCTCAACACTATCCATTATCTCGGAATGATCATGATTCGGAGTAGTTGAAATCCATCTTATCTCTGTATTTCCTAGCTCCGGAATGTGCGCACCATGGAGGGCGCTACCTACATCATCAGAGATGTCGAGATTCGATAAATCATTTATATCCGTCTCTGATGTAACGACATGCACATTGAATTTCAGCAGCGTAGTCAATCTTTTTTTTGTCGACATTGATTCTGATGATCCTAATTTAATTTTTGTAGCCCAGCCAATCGGCATAAGTTCGATAAATGCCGATGGCATTTCAAACGGTGTTTCATCAGCGATAAATTCTACTTGCCTATTCCATATTCCGGTAAATTTTACTGCCGCAACATTTGCCATTATATATGCGCCGATGCTTTCTATTATCTCTCTTTTCATTTTAGTCAAAAGTTATTTGAACGTTATTTAAATAGTTGCCAAGGTTTGTTCGCACAATCTGCATTACGAGCTGTTGCACCTCATCAGACCAGCCGATGAATTGCCGCTTTGGTATTGTGATTTTAGAACCAACTCTTTTCATCGCCATTGCCTTATAAAATTCTGCTTTGGTAGATAAATCAGATCCGGATTTTGACCAGCCGTGATTTTCCTCGGAGAATTTGGCCCAGAAATAGCGTTTCATTCGTGTCGTTACAACAATTGTACCTCCGTCATTATGTATCTGCGCATAGGGTTCAGAAGAGGTGAACACAACGTTATCACCCTGCACCTGTGCAATTATGCTATTCCTTAGCGTGCCGGTATCAATAAGAAGGCTGCCCTCTCTTATCTTTGCTTTCCGGCGTGGCCATGCTTGCGAGAAAAAGGCCTGTCTGCGAAAATTCTCTTTAAATTCATGCCCGACTTCCGTTGCGATGTCTGACAATGATTGTCTGATTGCTTGTGCAGCCAGCTGATCAA